TTATCCATACCATGTGACTTAATATTGGCATTAGCCATATATTGGAATCCACCTAACTCAAAGTGACCCATAATAATATTTGACTTACTATGTTCTAAAAACTCTAAACATCTATCTTCATTTTCGGGGCATATCCATGGTACCATGCCAATAGTCATACCATCAAATGGTAAATCAACAGGGTCTTCATAAATAGAAACCGAAAAACTATTTTGAGAAAGAAGTTCTCTTAATGAATTAAGTTCATTTGTATTTTTATAATAAACATCGTGATTACCTGGAATAATAGTCATATGTATTTCATTATTCTGAAGCTCATCGAGAAACATTCTTTTATTTCTATTAAGCGCTTTAAAGTTTACATACTTTCGATGTTCAAAGTAATCTCCCAAATGAAGAATTGTTTTAATGTTATGTTCTTTCAAATATGGAAAGAAAACATTTTTATAGAATTGTTCCGCATTGTTTAGGAACACGTCACTGCCGTTCTTGGTACCACAATGGGTATCATTAATAATCGCTATCTGCATAATGTAATTTAGTCCTTGAAGAACTGATCTAGCGGGCCAATAACTTTTCGTTTAGCTTTATTTTTAATTTTCTTACCAAACTCTTTTAGCTTATTATCTCTATCGCGGATAGCAGCAGTTTTTACTCTTATCCTTTCAATGATAGAATCTGAATCACTATATTTATTGGTATCCATAAAGGCACCGGCTCCAGCATAATCAATATAAAGTTCTTTAATATCTTGTTGTCTTTTTTCTTTTGCTATCCTGCGTAGGAAAGCGTAATATGAAATCTGAGTAAAGTACGCGAAGGCATTAGGTAATCCTGTTCGAGTTGCTTTATTGATATCATAATTCATAATAGCTTTAATACTATTCTCAACTGCATCCATAACCATTTCTTCACGATAAGTGTAAGAAACGAAGTTTGGTTTGTGAGAAAGCCCTTCTGCTATTTTAAGAAAACACTCGCCAATGTAGTTAGGAATGATTGGTTCATCTTTACCTGCATTACGAGCTTCCGTAACAGATGTTACATAATCTACCACGGATTGAGAGAACTCTTTGTTATTTACATAATGCTCTTTCTTTCGCTTTTCTCGTTTTTGTTTCATAATGTATATAATATATCACATAACGTAGATTTAATCAATAAAAAAATATGCTTTTTTATTAATTTTTCTCTTTACATCATTTGACAATTCCTGTATAATAGTTTAGTACCAAACCAAAGAACGCGAGTTCTTTAGTATCTATCCCAAGGGTTATTAGGATTTTTAGATTTTTTAATCTTGTAAGTTTCAGAAAAATCAAACGGATTATTTTCCTGTTTCTCTACGTCATCTTTAGAATCAAGACCGCCAAAAATTAATTTGACGATTTCTTGAAAATCATCATTACTTAAAGAATTCTGAAGAGCATTCAATAAATTGTATTGAAAGTAATTGCGCCTTAACACTGCAGGTGCAGGTGTACTCGCAACAATCGCATCTTCTCTTAATTGAATAGGGTGAGAAGGTTCTGTTATCATATATGTAGTTAATTGAAACTTATTGTCTATATTGTTTTCTTTTATTCTTACCGGATTAATTATAAAAATAACGTTTTCATCAAAATCAAAATCAACTTCTTCTGCCATAATATAACTTCCGTCAACCAATTGATAAGTAAAGATTGATGATTCTCTCTTAGTCATGTTTTCTAATTCTTGGAATATGTTCATAATGGTACCTCATGTGTTTGAAAATGAAACTTTTCTTTTGCATATAGCTTAACTCTTTCAATAGCATGATTAAGTGTATAATTTTTTCTCGTTTTCCACGAGATGTCATCGGCTATATCATAAATAGTTGTCATTTGGTTGTTATCTGCTTTTCTCAATCCTCTGCCTATCGATTGTAGAACTCTTATTTGAGACTTTGTCGGCGAGGCAAAGATTATATTATGTAGGTTTCTTATATTTATACCGGTAGAAAAGGTTCCGACGCTTGCTACGATAATAGCATTATTTTCTTTTTCAGTGAGCTCTCTTATTCTTTCACGCTCATCTGCATTCACTTCACCAGCAACGAAGAAAACTTTTCTTCCTTTTGCTTTATCTGCTATATCTTTATATAGGGGTTTCCCGTGTTTGACAACATAGTTGTATAAAACTAAAGTATTACCTTTTTGGTCAAGAGCTAAATTCTGAATAAACTTATTTCTTTTTTCGTGAGAAACTAAAAAGTCAATTTCTTCTTGATATTTCTTTTTACCAAACCCTTTTCTTATTTCATCACTATATTTGATAACTAAAGATTCGATTTTCATTTTAGCTAATGTATCTGAATCCATTAAAGCTTTAGTAGTAGTTACTTTATAAACCGGCCCGAAGCATCCCTCTAAAACTAATTCGTGAACTTCTGACCCGTCCAGAGTTCCAGTAGTTCCTATTCGCATCCAAGCATTTTTCAATTTATTCATAACAGCCGTTAATGACTTAGCTTTAAATTGATGAGCTTCATCTCCTATAACCATTCCTATATCTTCAAACCAAGAAGGTGGAAGTTTATAAACAGATTGCCATGTAGTAATTATTATTCTAGCATCAATATTAAATTTTTCTTTACCGGAATAGATACGATGTATATCTTCTTCGGTAACTTTATGACCTATTGCACCATGTGGTGTATAACCACCATAATCTAAAAAGTCTTTATACATTTGTTCAACCAAAGAAGTTGTTGGAACTATAACTAAAAATTTTCCTCCGCTTTGATTGAGAAACCATTGAGATAAGGTGTATATAATAAGAGACTTTCCTGAGCCTGTAGGAGATACTAAGACGGCTCTTTGATTTTGAATAGCATGGGCAATTGCATCTATTTGATAATCTCTAGCATCAATAGGTTCACCACCGATTGCAAGATTTAAATCTAAATGGTCTTTACCATTAATCCAACCAGTAAGTTGGTCTTTATTAGACCAAGTAGCTTTGGTTAAATTATCAGGTAGCTCACACTTATAATTTCTTTCTTGGGAAAATCTTAAAAATTGTTCAAGTAAACCATGTGGAAGTGTTTGGTCTCTCATATTAAACAAACGTATTTTTCCGTCCCATATCTTATTACGATATGCAGGCATAAACTTATAACCTTCCGCAAAGAATGTGAAATGTTCACTAAGTTCTCTTAATGCACCAGAATCATCTGATAGTATCTTTAGAGATACTTCATCTTTTTTAACTACCTGAAACAAACTTCTTCCAATCTATAATGTTTTTAACATGTGTATGTCTCCAGCGAAGATTATTCATTATCTCTTCAAGTAAATTACCAATAGTCTTTTGGTATTCTATCTTTTGCTTGATTTTAATAATGTCTTCGTCGGAGTCGGTGTAAAATGTTAGCTCAGACTTTAGTGGTTTAGTAGCACCACCAAACGGGTCGTATTGCCAGCCTCTTATATCCATTTCTTGTTTGGTCATTTTACCTGTGTAATATAACCACTTATCTTTCTTTAATGAATCAAGGTCACTATCTAACTTCGCTCTTTGAAGTCGATTTACATTTACAAGTGCTAAATACTTGGCATGAAGTTTTGATGTTTTTTTAGTCTCATCATCTAGGGCTAGGTCATCAATTTCACAATCGACCTCCCACATTTTCATAATGTCGTCTAATGTCATAATATAATTATTTATATCTTATTTTATTATAGTAAATCTATCGTATCTAAATGTAATATCTGTTTGTAAAAATTCAATGTCTGTATTTTGTGTACTGAACTCAACACCTGACACAGAAACCGGAAATGCATTTGTAAACTGAATTTGTTTATTCGGTTCATTTGTATTTGATAAGATTGATACAATCATATCTTTCACGGTTAACTTAGTTTCATTCACAACCATCCATTGTAAAAGTTCAGTGTATCCTTTTAATTCTTCGTCCATTGCTATTCTCATTGAAATAGAATCAAAGGTTAATGTTTCGCCAGGAACATATCCAATAGCATTTTTATAATTAACCTGAGTCTCTCCTAAGTTAGCAGATGGTAAAGAAAATGAAGTTACAAAAAATTCTGTATTAGCAAATTCTGCTTTATCGATAATTAACCTAAAACCATTAGGTGCTAATAAATTTAAGTTTGTTGTTAAATTACTATTCGTTGCCATATTGTTATTTATATAAAAAAGAGGCCCCGTTTCCGAGACCTCTTTAAAAGTTTAACTCAATGAGTTAGTCTTATGCAAGACCGTCGTTATTGATGTTAGCAACTTTTATCTTACGATAGTATACGTTCGAACTTGCATGACCTGTTGTGAATGGATTGTTTACCATACCATAACGAGTCTTGAATGCAATCTTTGGCTGGAATGTAGCTTCATCAACCGCACGAACCATTGTTAATGGAACGTAAGGGCAATAGAATAATCCTGCGTCGAATGGATTTGTTCCTATGTATCCTACACATGCGTAGTCAACAGTTGCATATGGGTCGATGTAGACCTTCATGCGTCCGTTAAGAACACCGGCAAATGTATTACCTGTGTCATCTACATTTAGGTTAGCAGATAGTGCTGGAGTATAATCCAATGAACCAGCTGCAGCTAGAGCAGATGCTACGTTTGATGATGTCAAGATAAAGTTACCTTTACCACGACGAGTTTCCTTAGCGATGGCATTAGCTTCAACTTCTAATTGGAAAATTAGAGACTTGAACTTTTCAACCATCCAACGACCATCAGCGTCTGCGACTAAGTCGAATACACCAGAGTTCTGACCATAAGACTCGTTAATGTTTCCAAGACCAATCTTAGCCTGAGTAACAATTTTACGAATAACTTCACGGTTGATTTCAGCTAAGATTTCAGCTGAAAGGATGTTAGCCAATTCTGACTCTGCATCCAAACCATGAACTGCCTTAAGGTCTTGAGCTAACTCCATAGAGTACTCAGCCTTGAGTTGACGTGTCTTCGCTACAACAGATGTTCTCGAAATTGAGAAACCAACTGATGGGAATGAAGATTCGAACTCAGCATCGCCAGTAGCACGTCCACCTACAGGTGAATAAGCAGTGTTAGTAGCGCCGGGGTGAGTCGATGATACTGGAGTATCAAAGTCTGTATCACCTTCATCACTTGTGGTCCTAAATGGAGAGTCAGATGTTGGTGTTGTACCTTCAGCTGTGAACGCAGTGTCTGCTTCGTTGAACAGAATTTCGTTTCCAACACCAGGTGAACCACCATCAGGCTCAACAGTTGTGCCCGCATTGTTCGATGTCTTGTTAGCTTTAAGAGCAAATACTAATCCAGTAGGTGCTGACATTGGCTGAACTCCAGCAATATCATACGCAATTAGATTAGGCATTGCACGTCTTACCATTGATAT